CAACGCACAACATTGCAACGATCCCGTATGAACCCATCCAGCGACTCCGATACCTCCACGAAGAAGAGGGAATCGGATATCGACGCCTCTCAAGAATGTTCAATATCAGGCGCGATACAGTTGTCAAAATCTGCCGATACGAGCGACGGGGACAGGTTCCCCACGCCTGGAAGAGGGTCAAAGAGAGTGGGAAGGCCAGCGGGCAAGATGCCCGTGCCGCAGATGGAGGCTGAATCTCTCATCAGGTGGATATCCGAAGGCCGGCCCCTGCGCGAGTGGTGCAGGATCAAAGGAAACCCGGAATGGCGCACCATCTACGATTGGATGGATAAGGACGCGGATTTCTCCGCACGCATCGCCCGCGCACGCGAGGACGGCTACGACGTGATTGCGGACGAATGCCAGCGTCTAGCCGACCTTGAGCCGATGGATCAGGTACAGGTCCAATGGCGGCGACTACAAATTGAGACACGCCTCAAGCTCCTTGCCAAGTGGAATCCGAAGAAGTACGGCGACAGGGCGCAGTTGGACCACGGCGGCGGAATCGTTCTGAACGTCGTTACAAATGTCCCACGCGACTAAACTCAACGTTGAGTTCCCATACGCGCCAAGACCGTGGCAGAAGGATTGCCACAGGACCAAGGCCAGGTTCAAGGTGCTGGCTCTGCATCGCCGCGCCGGCAAGACGGAATTGGCACTGATGGAACTGTTGGATCATGCCGTCAAGTGCAGGCTGGACCTGGGTTTCTATGTGTATTTGGCCCCGTTCCTCAAGCAGGCGAAAGCCATCGCGTGGGCTAGGTTGAAGCAGAAACTTGATCCGTTCTTGAGGGCCGGCGCTATTGACGTGAACGAGGCTGACCTGGCTGTGACATTCAAGCACAACAAGGCCACGATCCGCCTTTTCGGTGGAGACAACCCCGACGCCTTGCGTGGCGTTCGCCTAGATGGCGTGGTCATTGACGAGGTTGCCAACATCAGGCCAGAGGTTTGGAACGACATCATCCAGCCGGCACTGTCAGACCGTAAGGGCTGGGCGTTATTTATCGGAACTCCGGCAGGAATCAACCTGTTCAGCGAGTTGTTCTACCGGGCCAGCAGCCTGCCTGACTGGTACGCGACGCGCTACACGGTGCATGACACAGACGCGCTAGACCCGGTCGAGGTGTCACGCCTTGAACGCGACATGCCAGAAACGGCGTTCGCACGCGAGTATTTGTGTGACTTCAGCGCGGCAGGAAGCGATCAGCTCATTAGCATGTCGGACGTGGAGGCGGCGTCCAAACTGGTTTACCAAGACGGCGATGTGATTGAATTTCCGCTCGTCGTCGGCGTCGATCCTGCCCGGTTTGGTGATGACCGTAGCGTGATTGTGGTTCGACAGGGCTTACGCATGGAAAAACCGATGATTCACCACGGTGTTGACAACATGCAACTGGCCGGACTGGTGGCGCAGGTCATTGATGACCGCGACCCGGACGCCGTGTTTATCGACGTGGGTGGCGGTGCCGGCGTCATCGACCGCCTTCGCCAGTTAGATTACTACATTGTGGAGGTGCCATTCGGTGGCAAGGCGAACCAGCCGAACCTGTTCGTAAACCGCCGTGCCGAGATGTGGTGGCAGGTCAAGGAGTGGCTCGGCAATGGCGGCAGTATCCCCAATGACACGGCACTGAAGGCGGAACTGTCCACGCCAACCTATTGGTTTGACGCCGTTGGCAAACGATGCCTGGAGTCAAAGGATGAAATCAAGAAGCGGTTGCAGGGCGGCGGCAGCCCAGACATCGCAGATGCGCTGGCCCTGACGTTCGCGTACCCGGTGGCAAAGCAGTTGCCGCGAGAGGTGCGCGAGAAGATCGACACCAGTCCCAAGGATTACGATCCATACGAGTCAATGTAGGTGCCCGTAATGACTGAAAAAATCAATACCGTTCGCCGCAGGTTTCTATGATTCGTGATGCAACAGAAGCGGACCATGATGCCATTGTGGTTATGTATCGCCAATTCATGGCGTTCACACCCTACGCGGACGTGCTAACGGCTACCGATGAAGAGATCAGCGCCACAATCCGGCACTTCATCGCGCACGCCAAGGTGTTCGTCGCAGACACCGACTGCACAATCTCCGGCCTGTTGGTCGCCGTGCTGTCGCCAGCTTGGTACGCCCCAAGGCACACAATTGCAACGGAACTGGCATGGTGGGTGGCGCCGGAACACCGCAAAGGAACGGCAGCAATCAGGCTCATTCAAGCATTTGAGCAATGGGCGAAAGACAGTGGAGCCAGCATGATTAGCATGACAAATCTGCAAATCAATGATGGCGGTTCGGTTGAAAAAATGTTGCTTCGAATGGGCTACGCAATGACGGAACAGGCACACACGAAAGGACTTATCTAATGGCAATTGGAACGACAGCAGCAATCGTCGCCGCATTGGCCGCGTCCGCAGCAGCAGCGGCGGCAGGAACCGGCTACGCCGTTTATGCTGGCGAGCAGGGCAAGAAGGCGCAGAAGGAAGCCATGAAGCGGCAAGGCGCGATGCAGGCTCAGGCTACGCAGCAGGCGCAGCAACAGGCAACGGAATCGCAAGCTGCCATTCGTCGCAGCCAGCAGCAATCACCAGATGTTGCAAGCATCATGGCTGCGGCACAAGAAACTGGCACCGGCGGTCCTGCCTCCACAATGCTGACTGGTCCGACTGGAGTTGATCCGTCGCAGTTGACGCTCGGACGAAACACGCTTCTCGGAGGTTGAGATTGAGCGAATACCCAGGCAATAACAGGTCGTACAACAACGCGCCACAGCGCGACAGGCTGTTTACGCGCTGGGGTCAACTCAAGAGCGAGCGTGCCTCGTGGTTCGCGCATTGGCAGGAAATCACGTCATACCTCCTGCCACGAAACGGTCGCTACTTCCGCCAGGATCGCGACAAGGGATGGCGACGACACAACAACATCTACGACAACACAGGAACCCGTGCGCTCCGAACACTCGGTGCCGGCATGATGGCTGGTGCCACGTCTCCGGCGCGGCAGTGGTTCAGACTCGCAACGCCGGATCCTGAACTGAACTCATACCAGCCCGTCAAGATGTGGCTGGATGATGTGACCAAGCGAATGCAGTTGGTGTTCCAGAAGTCGAACACATACCGCAGTCTGCACATGATGTACGAGGAGTTGGGCGCATTCGGAACCGCCGCCAGCATCGTGCTTCCAAACTTCAACAACGTCATCCACCATTACCCTCTGACCTGTGGCGAATACTGCATTTCAACAGATGCGCAGGGCCGAGTCTGCACGCTCTACCGAGAGTTTGAGATGACGGTCAGTCAGATGGTCAAGGAATTTGGTTACGACAACTGTTCTACTAGCGTGCAGAACATGTACGACACAGGCACGCTTGATACGTGGGTTCCTGTGATCCACGCTATTGAGCCGCGCATGGACCGAGACATGACCAAGCGCGATAGCAAGAACATGCCGTTCGGATCGTGGTACTTTGAGGTTGGAGGCGAGGATGGCGTGTTCCTGCGTGAGAGCGGGTTCACGTACTTCCCTGCGCTTGTGCCGCGTTGGGCTACTGCCGGCGGCGACATCTACGGAAACAGCCCAGGCATGGAGGCTCTCGGCGATGTCAAGCAGCTCCAGCATGAGCAACTTCGCAAGGCGCAGGCCATCGACTACCAGACGAAGCCGCCACTTCAGGTTCCGACAAGCATGAAGAACCGGGACGTGGAAACGCTGCCCGGTGGCATTTCGTTCGTGGATGGTGCCAGCATGGGAATCAAGACCGCGTTTGAGGTGAACCTCAACCTGAACTACCTGCTGGCCGATATCCAAGATGTGCGCGAGCGCGTCCGTGGATCGTTCTACGCAGATCTGTTCCTCATGCTCGCGAATGCACCCTACACCCGCATGACCGCAACCGAGGTCGCAGAGCGACATGAGGAAAAACTCCTGATGCTGGGGCCAGTCCTTGAGCGTCTGCACAATGAACTGCTGGACCCGCTGGTTGAAATTACCTTCACGCAAATGATCCAGTCCGGAGCGGTTCCACCACCTCCGGAAGAGTTGCAGGGCATGGACCTGAACGTGGAGTTTGTTTCGATGCTGGCCCAGGCACAGCGCGCCATCGGCACCAACGCTGTGGATCGGTTCGTTGGCAACCTTGGCGCAATCGCGCAGATGAAGCCGGACATCCTCGACAAGTTCGACAGCGATCAGTGGGCCGACATTTACGCAGACATGCTTGGCGTTGATCCGTCGCTAATCATTGCAGATAAGGATGTTGCAATGGTTCGCGGTGCCCGCAACCAAGCGATGGCCGCCAAGGAACAGATGGCGGTTATGAATCAGCAGTCGCAGACGGCCAAGAACTTGGCGCAGTCTCCGACGGGACCGGGCCAGCAGAACGGCCTGACCGATGTGATGAACATGTTCTCTGGGTACGGTTCACCATCTGCATTGGAGCTTTGAAATGGCAATGATCAACATGAAACTTGAGAAGAACGGCGAATCCGAAGAACTGTATCCAGAGGATCTCGTCATTGAACTTGGCATTGAGCAACTCAAGAAACTGGGCTTGACGGCAGGAATGCGACTCGGTTCGACCGTTACGATTACTGCACGCGCTTATGTGGCCGAAACCAGTACGACGATGGTCGAGGGCGGCATGGAGCCAAGCGTTGAATTGCAGATCACAGATCTTGAGATTGGACAGGCCGGAACAATGGATGCTGCGGCAACCATGCTCTACGGCGGATGACGGTGCCCGTAGGAAATCAGTAACTCCATAAAGTTCCGCCGTGAGCAATTATGATCCGCTTGACCTGCGCAGCCAGGAACGCAGCAAAGCAGAACGCGAACTGCGCGAACGGCTGGCTCGGGAGAATGAAGAAGCGGATATCAAGTGGCTCATGGGCAACAAGCGAGGCCGTCGCATCATTTGGCGGCTTCTGGATCATGCAGGAGTGTTCCGTTCGTCGTTCAACACCAACGCAATGGCAATGTCATTCGCCGAAGGTCACAGGAACTACGGACTTCGCATTCTGTCCATGATCCATTCGCAGTGCCCCGAACTGTATCCAACCATGATGAAGGAGCAGACAGCAGATGAACGAATCAACGATGATGGAAGCCGCAACTCCAACTAACGGCTCCCAGGCATCTTCGGCACCTGAAAGCACCACTGCGACGGCAGAGGCGCTGTATGGTGATGGGCAGAAGGCAACTGCGTCGAAGGACTCTCCAGCCGCCGCGCCGGCCACGGAGAACAAGGCTACGGATAACAAGACGGAACCCAAGGCCGAAGCGCCGAAGGCTCCTGAACAGTACGAATTCAAGGCGCCTGAAGGCCGCGAATTCGACTCGGAGGTAGTGAAGAACTTCTCCGAGGTTGCCCGTGAATTGAACCTGACGCAGGATGCCGCGCAGAAGATTCTTGATCGGATGGGGCCAACGCTGGCCAGCCGTCAAGAATCTCAGGTCAAGGCCATTCGTGGCGAGTGGGTTGCATCGGCTAGGTCCGATCAGGAGTTCGGCGGCGACAAGCTTGCCGAGAACCTGTCCACAGCCAAGAAGGCTCTTGACACGTTCGGATCGTCCGAACTTCGCACGCTGCTCAACACGTCTGGCCTGGGCGATCACCCGGAAGTAATCCGGTTCATGTACCGCGCAGGCAAGGCAATCAGTGAGGATCGGATCGTCACCGGAAGCGTCGGACAGGCCAAGAACGGCCCGAAGACATTCGGTGATCTAGCCGATGCTCTGTATCCAACCAACACCTAATTCCACGAAAGGGAATTTCCAATGGCAGTGCTTACTTCCAACAACCTCACGCTGGCCGATTGGGCCAAGCGCACCGATCCCGAGGGCCGCGTTCCGGTCATCGCGGAACTGCTGTCCCAGAGCAATGAGATCCTTGAGGACTGCGTGTTCAAGGAGGGCAACCTGCCCACCGGCGAGCGCGTCGTGATCCGCACTGGTCTGCCCGCCGTCTACTGGCGTGCGCTGAACCAGGGCATTCCGAACAGCCGTTCGACCACCGCACAGGTGGACGAGGCTTGCGGAATCCTTGAGGCTCGCAGCGAAGTGGACAAGGACCTGGCAATGCTGAACGGCAACACCGCTCAGTTCCGTCTGTCCGAAGACGTTGCCTTCCTTGAGGCCATGAATCAGACTCAGGCCACGACCATGTTCTATGGCAACCCCGCCATTGAGCCGAAGTCGTTCCTCGGTCTGGCTGCTCGTTACTCGGCGGCCCCAGGCTCGTCGGGCATCGGTCAGAACATCATCGAAGGCGGCGGCACCGGCAGCGACAACACCTCGGTGTACCTCGTTATTTGGGGCGACAACACCGTTTACTGCCCGTTCCCGAAGGGCAGCACGGCTGGCCTCATGCATGAGGATCTCGGCGAGCAGACCGTGTATGACGGCAACAACCGTCTTCAGGCGTTTGCGACCCGTTACCAGTGGAAGAACGGTCTGGTCGTGAAGGACTGGCGCTACGTCGTTCGCATTGCGAACATCGACGCGAGCGACATGTCCAACGCGAGCGGAACGCAGCTGTCCACTGCGGCCACGCAGCTCATCAAGCTGATGACCCGCGCTCTGTACCGGATCCCGAACATGGCAATGGGCCGTGCGGCTTTCTATATGAACCGCACCGTCCACGGCGGCCTGTCCATCCAGGCGATGGATCGCGCTCAGAACGTGCTGTCCGTGCAGCAGGGTCTGTCGCAGTTCGGTACCCCCTATTCGTGGCTGTCGTTCCTCGGCGTTCCGTGCCGCCGTGTCGATGCCCTCATCAACGCAGAAGCCCGCCTTACCTAATAGGTAAGGCAGAAAGGACACACAATGATTCTTGATCAGAACCTTCGCCTCGGTAATACCGGAGCGATCACTTCCGCCGCCACGTATATCACTGGTACCTCTGGTACCCCGGATGTCGTTGACCTTCAGAGCAACACCGCTTACACCGCCACGGTGAGCGGCTCGCTCTACACGGTCGGCCAGGGCACCCAGAACCGAGACCTTGGTGCTGGCAATGACCTGAATGTCATCTTCACCGTCACGACCGCGCTTGCTGGCGGTACGAACGCGACGTTCCAGGTGGTTGCTTCCTCGTCCGCCACGCTTGCCTCCGGCAATATTGTGGTCGGCGAAGTCGCCCCCATCGTGCTTGCGGACCTTACTCTCGGCCGTCAGGTCGTTGTCAAGATCAGCCCCCAGCAGATCGCGGCAACCAAGCTTCGGTATCTTGGCGCGCAGGTCGTGACCACTGGTACACACACTGCTGGCGTCATCAGCGCTGACATTGTGCTGGACATCCAGGATGGTCGTACGGCGTACGCGTCAGGCTTCACGGTCGCTTGATAGGAGTAATCCATGCCCAAGTATCGCGCAAAGGTCAAGTGCTTCGTGGACAATGGACTGCGGGAAGTTGGCGATGTGTTTGAGTACAACGGCCCACAGAACAAAAATCTTGAGCGCGTCGGGTTTGAACCCGAACCTGTTGAGCATGAGGATTCGGTACCGGCGCTGCGCCGGCCCGGTCGGCCTCGCAAGACGGCGATTACTGAACGCATGGACTGACGGTTACTGAACTGGTGTACAAGGAGGGTGGTCGGGCAACCGGCCACCCTCCATCACTAGGAGGCAGGTATGGCATCAGAAGTCGAAATCTGCAATTTGGCACTCGCGCACCTTGGCGATGAGGCAACAGTCGCCAGCATTGATCCGCCAGAAGGATCGGCGCAAGCAGAGCATTGCGCCCGCTTCTATCCGATTGCCCGCGACGGGCTGCTCCAAATGCATCCGTGGAACTTCGCGTCCCGCCGCGTGTCGCTGGCATCGGTCACGATGCCATACACGATGTGGCAGTACGCATACGCATGTCCTGGCGACATGATGGTTGCCGTGTCCGTGCTGCCGCCAGAGGCAGAGAACGATTACGCGGTGCGTGCGTATCCCGCCGACCGACACGGTTTCGGAGCTACGAATCCGCCCATCACTAACGCTGGTGTCTATGTGCCGCAGGAATACGTGATTGAGACGGACACGCTCGGCAACAAGGTCATCTACACGAACCAAGAGAATGCGCTGCTTCGATATCAGGCGCTCGTGACGGACCCGACCAAGTTCGATCCGCTGTTTGTTATGTCCTTGTCATGGCACCTTGCCGGCATGCTGGCAGGTCCGGTCATCAAGGGCGGAGAAGGAGCGGCAGAAGGCAAGCGTTGCGCGCAAATGATGCTTGCGTACTTGCAGCAGGCCCGTGCATCCGACGCCAACCAGCGCAACGTACGTCCCGAACACATCACGACCTGGATGAGCGGACGGTAAATCATGGCTTCCACGCGTATCTACTTCCGTTCGTTTGCGGGCGGCGAGATGTCGCCAGAGATGTTTGGTCGTGTCGATGACGTGAAGTACCAAACTGGTGCAGCGCGCATGCGGAACTTCATTGCCATGCCGCAGGGTCCGGCAGAGAACCGCCCTGGCACCAAGTTTGTGCGCGAGGTGAAGGATTCAACCAAGCGCACCAGGCTGATACCGTTCACATACAGCACAACGCAGACGATGGCGATTGAGTTGGGCGCTGGCTACACGCGATTCCATACACAGGGAGCAACGCTAACGCCAGGTTCTCCATCTGCATATGTTGCCGGCGGAACGACAGTCACGGTAACGCAATCGGCACAGGCAGCCGTAACGATGCTGCAATCGAAGTCGGCAACCGTAACGATCACAATTGCATCTCCTGCGCAGATCAATTGGACGGGACACGGATTGTCAAACGGCACAATTGTGACGTTTACAACTACTGACGCGCTGCCAAACGGAATTGACGTTGGAACAGAGTATTTTGTCGTTAGTGCGGCCGCCAACCACTTCAATGTGTCGCTAACAAGCGGCGGTACTGCAGTCGATACAACTGGCTCGCAATCGGGAACGCATAGGGCAAGCACGGGAACGCAGGTTACTTGGACTTCACACGGTTTATCAGATGGACAAGAAGTGCTGTTCAGCAGTTCCGGAAGTCTGCCGTCTGGTCTGACGCAAAACACTTCGTACTATGTCCGAAACGCTGCTACGAATACGTTTCTGATTGCGACCATTCCTAATGGTCCTTTGGTTTTGACCACAACTGGAGGCAGTGGAGTTCAGACGGCAAGTACGCCAGCACTTATCAACTGGACATCGCACGGACTTGCAAATGGAACTGCAATCGGATTCACGACAACCGGCACGCTCCCAACAGGAATGCTGCCTGACACCGTGTACTACGTGAAGAACGCCGCCACGAATACGTTCCAAATTTCTCTTTCAAGTGGCGGAACACCAGTAATCACAACCACTGCTGGCAGCGGAACGCATACGGCATCAATCCCATACAACGTAGGATCGCTCGTTTCGCAGGGCGGAACAAATTACTACTGCATTGCCACGGCAATCAACAAAACGCCTCCGAATGCGACGTATTGGTATCCGTTGCCATCTGGCGTCTATGAAATCCCGAACCCGTATTCCGAGGCGGACCTGTTCGACATCCATTATGTGCAGAGTGCCGATGTCCTCACGCTAGTACATCCAAATTACGCTCCACGTGAACTGCGAAGAAATGGCGCGACAACGTGGGTTCTGTCAACGATCAACTTCGCCGCACCGCTATCGCCACCGAGCGGACTGACGGCAATCAAGACTGGAACCGGAACCGGATATGTTTATCAGTATGTGGTCACGGCTGTTGATTCTGACCTGATTAGTGAATCGGCGCAAAGTTCATCTGTCAGTGTCAACCTAGATTTTGGAACCGCTGGAAGTTACGTGACGATCCAATGGACAGCCGTTCCTGGAGCTTCTAGGTATCGCGTTTACAAGTTGCAGGGTGGCTTGTATGGGTTCATCGGAGAAACCGATGGCACATCCATCATCGACAATAACATTGGGCCAGACATGGGCGTTACGCCGCCCATCTATGACACCGTGTTCAACAGCGCGAACAACTACCCGGGCGCGGTCAGTTATTTCGAACAGCGTCGAATCTTCGCAGGCACGAACAATGCTCCGCAGACGATGTTGATGACGCGCAGCGGAACGGAATCGGACATGTCGTATTCGATTCCGACCGAGGAAACGGATCGAATCAAGTTCCGTGTGGCTGCGCGAGAGGCAAACACCATTCGCCACATCGTTCCGCTTACGCAGCTCTTGGCGCTTACCAGTGCCGCGGAGTGGAGAATCAGCCCGGTCAACAGCGATGTCATTACGCCGACAACGATTTCGGTGCGTCCGCAGTCATATATCGGCGCAAACAATGTGCAGCCGTCGATTGTGAACAACACGGTGATCTATTGTGCGGCGCGTGGCGGTCATGTCCGCGAACTTGGCTATTCGTGGCAGGCAAGCGGCTTCGTTACTGGAGATTTGTCACTCCGTGCAGCACACCTGTTCGACAGCCGTGACATCACTGACATGTGCTACAGCAAGTCTCCGCAGCCACTCCTGTGGTTCGTATCGAACAATGGGTATCTGCTGGGCCTGACGTATGTGCCGGAGCAGCAGGTCGCTGCCTGGCATTGGCACGATACGGATGGCACCTACGAATCCTGCACGGCAATCGCTGAGGGTAACGAGGACGCGCTATACGTCATTGTGAAGCGCACGATCAACTCGGTCACGAAGCGATATGTCGAGAGGTTTGAAACCCGACAAATTACGGACCTTGAGGACTGTTTCTTTGTGGACTGTGGTCTGTCTTATGATGGCACGAACACAACGGCAACAACAGTCACGGTGACTGGCGGATCAACTTGGGGGCCGGCAGACACGCTGACGGTGACTGCATCCAGCGGCATCTTCGTGTTCCCAGGCACGAGCGATGTGGACGATGCCATCGTGCTTACTGGCAGCGATGGAGTGCAATATCGACTCACGATCTTGTCTACTACCAGTAGCACCGTGGCTACGGCGCGAGTGGACAAGGTGATACCAGCTGCGCTTCGTAGCGTGGCTACCGCAGTTTGGGCGTTCGCACGCAACAGCGTCAGTGGTCTGTCACACCTGGAAGGCAAGACGGTCAGCATTCTGGCAGACGGGGCGGTACAGCCGCAGGAAACGGTTGTGTCTGGCAGCGTCTCGTTGGATCGTGCGTTCACCGTGATTCATGTCGGATTGCCATACGAGAGTGACCTGCAAACTTTGCCATTGACCATCAACATTGACGGCGCTGGACAGGGGCGGCGCAAGAACATCAACAAGGCGACGCTTCGCGTGTTCCAGTCGAGTGGCATCTTTGTTGGCCCGGATGCCGACAATTTGGTGGAAGCCAAGCAGCGCAGCACGGAACCGTATGGCAGCCCACCCGCGCTCAAGAGCGATGAGGTTGATGTGGACTTGATGCCGAAGTGGGCAAATAGCGGTCAGGTATTTATTCGTCAGCTTGATCCACTGCCGTTGAGTGTGGTCGGTTTGACTCTTGAGGTTGTGATCGGAGGCTAATATGGGATTCGTCGTAACAACGCCTGGGAAGGGATTCAGTTATCCGGGATTGGATAACACGCTATTGACCCAATCGAAAATCCCAGAAATCGCGTCCATGCAAAACGAGGCGGCGTTGACCGCAGCGCAGAGCGGTGGTGCTGGGACCGGATTCAATATGGGTCAGTTTGCGGAGGCCATGACGGTTGCTGGCCCGATCATGGCGATTCTTGGCGCTGCCAACAGTGCCATCGGCTCGTATTACACGGCGCAGAGCCAGCAGAACCAACTCAAGATGCAGGCGCAGAATCAGGCGTTCGCAGCCGAGATGGCGCGTGTCAATCAGGGCATGGCGCGGTTTGCTGCCGGCGGAATCATGCGCGAGGGGCAGGAGCGCGTCGGTCGCTACACAATGCAGGCGGGGCAGGCCCGTGCGTCTGCCAAGGCTGCGCTTGCGGCTCGTGGAGGCGTGTTGAGCGAAGGCGCGCCGGCAGAGATTCTCGGCAGCATGGATTTGGTCAAGGAGATCGACAAGCTTTCCATGAGCGCGGCCAATGTCAGGGCAGCTGAGGCGGCCAAGTTGCAGGCATTCAACATCGGTGTCGGTGCAACGATGGCTGACATCTCTGCGCAGAACCTTCAGGCAACTGCCAGCACGATCTATCCTGGGCTGTCGCTCAGTACAAGTCTGCTCGGCAGCGCAACCGACATTGCTGGATCGTGGGCGCGCAATAGGCGCATTGAGGAACTTCTGGCTGGCGTTTCTACGCAGAGGATGTAAGCATGCCGACCGTACCTACATCGTTCGTACCGCAGGTTGCTCCGCAGAGCGGTGGTGACATCGGACAGTTCCAAGCACCACAGGTGGCGGTAACAGAGAACCTTGCCGCTCCTCAGCAGGTGCGGTTCGGTGCAGCCATGACGGGTGCTGGAAATCAGGTGTTCCGTCTTGGTAGTGCTATTCAGGACGGTATCGACGATGCGAAGACCAAGGAAGCCGACGTAGCGGCCGGCAGGGGCATGCAGGCGGTGGCCGATAAGTATTCGTCCATGATCGGCAAGGATGCCGAGGTGAACTACGACGCCATGCAGGCCGAACTGTCCCAGGTGGGGCAGTCGGCGATGGGCATGCTCGACAACGACGTGCAGCGTCGGATGCTCTCCCCGATCCTTGCGCGGAACATGGGGATCTTTGAGAGCCGCATGCGCCAGCACCGCGACAACCAAGTGAAGGTCTTCGCGGCAAATGAATCTCGCGCTCGTGCGGATTACTACGCAGCTCTTTCGATTCAGGACTTTGAAAATCGCGGCGAACTGTTGAGTGGTTACGAGATCAATCGTGGCGTGGCCCTAAACGAACTCAAGCAGGCCGCATCGCTTTCCGGCATTCCAGAGGGTTCGGCGCAGTTCACGGCAATCCAGCAGCAACTTGATACGCAACTGACGACAGGGGTGGTCAATCGACTGATGCTGGACAACCGCTACGACGAGGCTTACAAGTGGGTCGATGCCCAGCGCAAAGCTGGTAATTTGGAGCGCAGGGCGGGTGACAGCCTGATGGCATCAATTGATGCAAACCGGGATCGCTTCATGATTGATGAATATGCAACGACCATCAAGGGATATGGGCGCGTTGGAAGCCCAAATGATGAGGCCAACGACCCGCAGGAGGCTCCAGGATCGCTCAGGGACGCTTTGGACATTGCTGACGGGATCAAAGACCCGGAGATCCGCAAAGGCGTCCAGGCGGCTCTGCGGACCCAATACGGGCAGGAGGAGGCATTGGCTCGGCAGGAATACAACTTCCTGATCGACCGAACAGAGCAGTTCCTTGCCATGCCTGGCAATGACGTGAACAAGATTCCTCCTTCCGCCTGGGGCCGGCTAAAGCCGACCGATCAGGCGCGATTCCTAAAGTCCCAGCGCGAGGTAGACGAGCTTGGAGTCATGGAAGAATTGGCACGCAATCCTTCGGTACTGACTCGCGAGTACTTGGAAGAAAACCGTGGTCGCATGACGCGGCAGACTTACACCAAGTTGCTCGGAGACATGAACGCTCCAGACAAGGTGATCGCGGCCACGCTTGACGCAGATCAGGTTGAGGCCACGTTCTTGGCAAATGGAATGACCAGCTTGACGAACCCGAGAACGGACTCGGAAAAGAACGAATCGCTCACGCTCCGCAACATGTTCAAGGCGCAGATTGATGACATGCAGAGTGCGATGAAGCGACCGCTGAATCGAACTGAGAAGCAACGCGTACTGGATCAGGTCATCCTGCAATACAACGAAAAGGGATACGAGCCTGATTGGTATTTTGACAACGAGATGCGACTTGGTGCCATGACCGCAGAGCAGCGTCAAACCGCGTACGTCATGGTTGGGAAAAATCGCGTTACGTTGTCGAGTGTTCCGCAATCGTTTGTGTCTAACGTGGCGTTGCCGGAGTTCCGCAAGGCGGGCGTCACAAATCCAACCATGCAGCAGATCGCCGACTATTGGCTTCGAAAGGGCAGGCCGTCCGAATGATTCCGTTTACGCCAGACGACCGTCGAGCGCAGTTCGCACCTTCGCAGAATGTCGGCGGTGCCGTGGACCGCGACGTGCTAGACATCATCGGCGCACAACCGCAGCAGACGATGGCAGCGCAAGTCGATTACGAAGTGCCAGACATCAAGCCAGTCGATCCGGATGTTGTGGCAATCGTGAACCAGAATCAGGGTCCGCTTATGGCGTCTCTGATGGGCGCATCGCAGGTGAATCCGGATCAGGCGGCGGAAGCAAAGCGCATTGGTTCACAGATTGGTATTGGACAGGACATCGCTTTGCGGAATATGGATGACGTGCGGCAGCGCGCATTCATGGCCGATGTACAGCGCCGCGACATTGCGCGTGCGAACCCGGTGCTTGCGGGCTTCTTGACCGACAGAACATTTGCGAACGAGGCGAGTGACGATATTGGAACACTCGACCGTGTTGGTTCATTCTTTGCAGACATTGGCCGTGCAGCTGCCGGTAGGCCAATGTATTACACGGCTGGCGAATTGGCTCGCGGATACATGCGCGGCCAACTTGTCGCAGAGCGTGGAGAAATTGGTACGAGGGCAATCTTGGGGGAGGCAGAGGAAACAAACTTTGCTCGCGCCAAGCAAATTCAGGCCGAGATGCGTGACCTTGCCGGCGGTGGCATTCTCGCATCAACTGCCGAAGTCGTGGCGCAAAATGTGGCTCAGGCGCGAGAGGTGGTCGGCGCTGGTTTGGTTGGCGGCGCAGCAGGATCAGTGATCCCAGGCATTGGCACAATGACTGGATTTGCTGGCGGTTTGGGAACGGGCATTGTTTTGACAACGGCAAAAATGGAAGCCGGAAACCTGTACTTGGACCTTCAGGAACAGGGTATTAGCGATGACACGGCAGTTCCAATTGCTGTCGGCGCTGGCTTGCTGAACGGCGTAGTTGAAGCCGTTGGCATGAAGGTTGCCGCAGCTCCGTTTCGACAATTGGCAGTGCGCGTGATGCGCGAGCAAATTGCAGAAGCAATACAGAAGCCGACGATGCGCGCCGCGCTGGCGGCAGCCGGCAAGGCTTATGTTGTCCAGGTCGGATCAGAGGCGACAGAGGAAGGTTTGCAGGAGATTGTGAACATTGCCGGCGAGGAACTTGCCAAGGGCATGGAGGGCATCGACAGCGAAACGACCATGCGCGATGCGGCCAAGCGAGTGCTGGATTCGTTTGTGCAGGGAGCAATGGGCGGGTCCATTCTTGGCGGTATCGGCCCAGGCGCGAACCTGTATGTTGATTTGCGGCGGGCTAACAAGGCCACGAAGCAGACGCGGTTCTTCGATGATCTTTCAAAGAACGCCACCGAGTCAAAGCTCAAGGCGCGAGATGCTGGAGCATACGAACGGTTTGTGGCAGCAACGGCTGACGGAACCGGCGCGGACACGGTGTTTGTTGATGGCGCAACCATTCGCGACGTGCTGACGCAGGCCGGAGTGACTGACACGCAACTGGACGCCATCATTCCTGGCATGGCGCAGCAGGTGCGTCAGGCCGTCGAACTTGGCAACGACGTGACGCTGCCAACCTCGCAGTTTGCGGCGCGTTTAGCCGGCACGAAGTTGGGAGACGCACTAATGCCGCATATGCGCCTGTCGCCAGATGCGATGAGCGCAATGGAGGCGCAGCAGTTTGAACAGAGCCGCGAGGCGTTGGTTGAGGAGGCTCGTGCCCTGCTTGATGCCAAGACCGAGGCAGAGAGTGCATTTGTTCAGGAAGCGGATCAAATCGCATCCAGCATGCGCGACAGATTGGTGGCTGCTGGTCGTGATCCTGCAATGGCTGAAGTTGAAGCACTTGTGCATCAGGCATTCGTGGTGACGCAGGCTGCACGTCGCGGGATGACGCCGTCCCAGTTTGAGGCCGAGAGCGGACTTCGCGAGATTGTTGGTGTTCCACAGGTTGGCGCTCCGATGGAGCAGGCGGCCATACCAAAGCCATCGGCGCGAGTCGTTGAACTTCTGCCTACGTCACAGGTATTGGATGAGCGAGGTTTCGGACCTATTACGCATCCTGTTGATGGCGACGAGGTTGCAGCTGGTCGGGCCATGCGCACGGTTCTTGGCGGCATTGATGTGCCACGCAAGTATCTAAAAACTCAAGAGGCGTTCGATTATCTGCTGGGTGCTATCAATCAGGTATTGCTGAACAAGAGCAAGGATTCGGCAGACTATGACCGGGCTGCTGCGTCAATGGGCCGCGCACTTCGTACTGATCTTGCGACCGTGGATGACATCGTCATCTCGGCGAAAAAGCTCGGCTATGCCGGCATCGACCAGGATTTTCGGATTGAGACAGAGGACACGCTGACGAAGACCGATGTGATGGAGGTGCTGGATCAGATTCCGATTGCACCAGAGATGTTCGACCAAGCCGCCCGCATCGACGCTGACTACCTCGCGGCCGTTGAGCGCGGCGACATGGAAGCGGCGCAGCGCATGGTGGACGAGGCGGCAAAGGCAAGTGGACTAACGGAAATTGTTTGGCGTGGAGATCGTAACGCAGCACAAATCACGGAATATCGGCGAGGCGCACGACGAGAACCTGGAATCTTCACGACTACAAATCAGTATGTCGCTGACAAATACGCTGGCAAAGAAGGTGGTGCCAGACGCTTCTATGTTGGCGGACGAACGCTTGACTTGACAAATCAAACACCAAAAGTCATTGCATGGATTCGTAAATGGTCTGAAGATGGGAATTGGGATTTTGTTGATCGTGCTTCTGGAGAATCCGTTACTCCTGAAGACGCTGTTATGAGCGGTCGCCTTTATAACTGGGAAGGAACATGGAGCGGACAAAGGTGGAAAGATATTCAGGCAACCGCTGCGGAAGATGGATACGACATTGTCAAGTTGATTGATGAGGACAAGGATGCGGTAGATGGAACATTTATTTCTACCGTTGTCTTGAACGAGAACAAGATCAAACTCGCAGACCCCGTCACCTACGACGAGCAGGGCAACATCGTCCCGCTGTCGCGCCGGTTCGACATCACCAGCCCCAAGGTGTTTGAGCAGGCGGCTGCCGGCCCGCGTTTGATGGCCGTTCACAATCTGTCCGCTGACAACCTTGCGTTTGCCGAACGCATGGGTGGCCTCGCTGTACCGTCGATTGGCGTTGTCACTGAGCAAGCCGGCGGCGTTGAGGGATTTGGTGAAATTACGCTGCTCGGTACACGCGAGATGGCCGAGCCTCGTACAACGCCAGTATTTGAGGCCGACGCATATTCGGCTAGGTTCCCACGCCCGGAATGGCCGAAAGTTTCGACTGCAAAAGCAGATGCCGTTGTCGCATCCATTCGTGATCTACAAACCGAGTTTGATGACGTAGGACTGGTTGATAGCACATTCAATTTTCTCGTCAACGAACCAGATGCCAACAAGTTAGCGGAGCGTTGGTTGCGTTCGCCAGCAATCATGGCGATGTACTTGCGAGAGCGTGGAATTGAAATCGCTCCGATACTTGAAACACGACCAACCCTGTCGCGCCTGACATGGGAGGCAATTGATCGCCTGACTCCAATTTATTTGGCAGTCGATCAACAGCAAGCGTATGACGTTATGGAGGCCAGTCCTGAATACGCGGCCCTCAAAGTTGCATATGCGGATGAAGTTCGTAGTCAATATCAGGGCGTTGCAGAAGAACTGCCAGAAGGACGTGTTGAGGAGTGGGCAACGCAATTCACTCCCACGACGCTGCAACGATTGAGCAGAGATGTTCGAGAAACGAATCGCCAGCGCGTAGCAAGAGAAGCAACAGCCGATGCGATCACGGAAAAGTTGGAGCCGCTGTACGCGGAATACAAGACCTGGGTCGATCAGAAAACGCGAGAACAATTTGGTGCGCCATTCCTTCGTGATGGCAAGCTAAAGCGTCCATATACGCTTGGAAATATCGTTGACTTTATGGCTTCTGCCAAGGTCAAGGGTGAGGAAAAGGGATTGACATTTGGAGCTGGTGCGGCTCGGGCGAAGCGTGCGCGAGCGTTCCCTGATCTTGAGGAAATGCGCGAGGCAGCAAAGACAGCCATCGTCAATCCAGACGAATACAGCAAGGCACGAAAGGAATCGGAAAAAACTCTTGAGGCGTACCGCCTTGCGGTTGTGGACTACACGCGGCTGACGGATTACCGTGGCAAGCAAGACACATGGGCCGCAATGGACGGGTCTATGAAGGCGCTGGCTCGGTACGGTAAGCGCAAGAAGCGAAACGCAAAGGCAATGCGCGAAGCATTGAGCCGTGAGCAATTTGCTATTGGCAGCATGCCAGCGGAAACTATCGAACAGGCCATTGATGCCGCTGATGCTCTGTTCAATGCGCCAGTCCCATACTTTGAGGCCAAGCCACAGCGTGCGGTGCGACTAAATGAGTTTGCTGGCGCAGTAATCCCGACAGATGCATCACAGCAAACCCGCGACATTCTTGAGCGCAGTGGCATCCCATACATGTCGTATATGGCTGGAAATGAACAGGATCGACAAATGGCGGTGCGCCAGATGGCGGTTTCTCCAGAGGCGCGTGGTGAGGTGTTGTTTCAAGCAGCTCCCGGCCCAGCCCGAGGTGGATATGACCCTGCGCGGCTGAAGATTCTGTTCGGTCCGGGCGCTGACTTTACGACCGGAGCGCACGAACTCACACATTTCTACGTCGATTACTACACCAGGCAGGCGATGGCCGGCACGGCTACGCCGCAGATGCTTGCGGATTTGGATGCCATGTTCAAGTTCATGGGCGTTGCTGGAGATACCCCAGAGGCACGAATGGCGGCGTTCAACGCAATGCCGTTTGAAACCTCTAGGCCGTTGATTGAAACGATCACCTACAACGCGGAGATCTATCTGTTTGAGGGCAAGGCTCCGAGTCTTGAACTGGCCGGCGTGTTTGACCGCATGCTGGCGTTCTTCCGCAGGGCGTACAAGAGCATTGCCGACTTCATCACGCAGCAGCAGGCCATCTACCGCCGAGAGTTTGGCCGCGAACTTCCTGTCCTAAATGACGAACTGCGGGCGGTCTTTGACCGGATGCTGGCAGACGAGCAGCAGATCAAGCAGGCCCAGGCCGTGGCACAAATGCGCGGCCAGTTCACCGTCAAGCCCGAGGGCATGGACGATGCTGAGTGGGCGGCATATCAGGAGATGGCTGGCGAAGCCACGAATGCGGCCATTGCGGATATGACCAAGGCCAGTCTGCGGCAGATGGAATGGCTGTCGCGGGCGCGTAGCCGGATCATCAAGGACATGCAGGAGCGGCACACCGCCCAGCGCAAGGAGGTCCGAGAGCGTGTCCAGCGCGAGGTGCAGCAGGATCCTTTGTACCTGGCAATGGCATTCCTGAAGCGGGCGCAGATCGTGGCCCCGGACGGTGCCACTACGAAGGCCGAGGGAGTACACAGGATTGACAGGGTGCTGGCGGCAGAGTTTGCCCCAACCGTAGACCTGGCGCGCCTTGGCGGTCGTTTTGGCGTCCTACAGGACGATGGGCTGCATCCTGATGTCGTGGCCGAGATGTTTGGCTATCCGGCTGGCGCAAGCCTCCTACAGGCTTTGGCTGACGCTAAACCGATGCGGGAGGTTGTGGAGGACCGGACTGACGCGGAGATGTTGCGCGTGTACGGGGAGATGAACACGCCGGAGGCCCGTGAGCAGGAGATCCAAAAGGCGCTCCACAACGAGGCTAGGGCGCGGCTGGTGGGTGTTGAGTTGCGTTTCATGGGCAAGATTCGGCAGCCAGTACGGGTGCTGATGGAAGCCGCTCGCCAGGCAGCCCAACAGGTCATCGACCGCAAGCGCGTGGGAGAACTGCGTCCAAGCGAGTTCATCGCGGCAGAGGCGAAGGCATCCCGTGAAGCCACGGCTGCGATGCAGGACAACAAGCCTGATATGGCGGTACGCGCCAAGCGGGCGCAGCTCCTGAACAACCAACTGGCAAAGACTGCGCTTGAGGTTCGCGACGAAATCGACGATGGAGTTCGGTATCTGCGCAGGGTGTTGCGTGATAGCAATCGCCAGCGTATGGGCGCGGACGTTGCAGACCAAATCGCTGGTCTGCTGGATCGTTTCAACATTGCGCCGATGACGGCAGATGAGGCCAACCGAGTCCGAACGCTATCAGAGTTCTTGGCATCGCTTGAGGATCGTGGCCTGGTCCCAGACATTGCCGAAGCCATAGGAATGCGTGACACGCGCATCCCGTACAAGAACATGAACATCGCGGACTTCCGCGATCTTGTCGATGCAATCAAACAACTTGAATACATCGGAAAGAACGAACGCAAGATTCTGTTGGCAAAGGAAAAGGCAGAGTTTCAGGCGGTTCGGGATGAGATCGTAAAGAGCGTTGTAGATAACGCTGGCGACCGCAAGGCCAACGCCAGGACGGCGACTACCAACATCGGCAGGGCCGTCACGGCCATGAAGGGATTCGCGGCGGCGCACCTGAAGGCCGCATCAATTGTCCGCATCATGGATGGTGGTAAGGATGGCGGGCCGTTGTGGAACTATCTGATCCGGTCTGCAAACGAAGCCGGAGATACAGAAACCACCATGAGGGCAGAAGCAACCGCTGACCTGACCAAGATCCTTGAACCAGTATTCCGCGCTGGAAAGCTGGGTGGAAAGGGCATTTTCTTCCCGACGATCAACCGAGCCATGAATCGCGAGGCACGCCTAGTCGTGGCCCTAAACATGGGCAACGCTGGCAACATGCAGCGCCTACTGGATGGCGAGGGTTGGAGCATTGAATCCGTCCTTCCTGTTCTGCAATCTCTGACCGAGGACGAACTAAATACGGTCCAGCAGATTTGGGACTACTTTGAGAAGTACCGCCCAATGATTGGACAGAAGGAACGCCGCCTGTACGGCAAGGAGCCGGCATGGGTTGAGCCTCAGCCGCTTGTGGTTCAGTCTGCGGACGGAAAGACCGTCACGCTTCGTGGTGGCTATTACCCGATCAAGTACGATCCTCGCGCATCACAACGGGCCGAAACGATGTCTGAGGCCGATGAGGCCAAGCGCGATTTAGCGGGTTCATACACAACCGCAACGACGCGACGCAGTTTCGTGAAATCGCGTGTTCGCAAGGTTGAAGATCAGCCGCTGCTGTACACACTGGCTGGCATGTATAGCGGAATCAATGATGTGATCCACGATCTGACGTGGCACGAATGGCTGATCCAGGCGAACCGTCTGATGCGATCCAAGTCGTTCGATGAGGCTGTGCGAAACCGATACGGACCAGAATATGTGGCGCAGCTCAAGAACTGGATCAAGGATGTCGCTGCCGGCGAGCGTGGCGTGCAGAACGAAGCCGAGATGGCGCTGAACTTCCTGCGGCAGGGCATTAGTTCTGCTGGCCTAGGTTTCAACATCGTGAGTGCGGCCATGCAGATCACTGGTTTCAACCAGTCCATTGTGCGCGTCGGAGCAAGGTGGATTGGTCGCGGCATTGCATATGTCGCGCAGAATCCGATGATTGCAATGCGAGAGGTAAATGAAAAGTCAGAGTTTATGCGGAACAGAAGCCGCACCCAATTCCGAGAACTAAACGAGATCCGGAACATGGTGCAAGGCCAAAGTGTCGCCATGCGCCGCGTGCAGATGGGCACCTACTTCCTGATGATGCGGATGCAGCGCATGGTCGATGTACCGACGTGGCATGGTGCATATGAGAAGGCCATGTACGAAGGACGCGATGAGGAGACTGCTATTGCGCTTGCGGACCAGGCGGTTATTGACTCACAGGGCGGAGGCATGGTCAAGGATCTTGCTCGCGTTGAGCGTGGCGGTCCTGCGGTCAAGTTGTTCACGGTGTTTTATGGGTACATGAACACGGTCTACAACATGGCTGCTGTTCAGACGATGACGAACAAGAACAAGGGCCGTTTGGCAGCCGATTACGTTATGTTGTTCGTGGTTCCAGTTGTTCTGACCTACATGCTGAAGCAGGCGCTTATCCCACGAAAGGGAGGCGAGGACGAGGAGTGGGATATGAGCAAGATTGCACGAGAGCTTGCCGCAGAGCAGTTGTCGTACCTGATGGGAACGATGGTCATTGCTCGTGAGTTTGGCGAGGTTGGAAAGATGATCTTTGGAGTCGAAGGACCGCGCATGGGCTATGGCGGTCCAGCCGGATTGAGAGCAGTCGGTGAGACATACCAGTTTGCAACACAGGCATCGCAGGGTGAATTTGATACCGCGTTCCGCAAGTCGGCAGTCAACATGATCGGCGCGTTTACTGGTCTTCCAAGCGCCCAGGTGAACCGCACGCTTGATGGCCTTGAGGCGCTGTATGAGGGTGAAACGAAGAATGTTTTGGCACCACTAACTGGAGCAAAGAAGCGATGATGGTGCCCGTATCCGTGACCGATATCAATAGGTTTGCACCGACTTCACAGGAGTCCTGACCTTGACAATTAGCAGCACAACGCGCATTGCCGGCCCGTTTGTTGGAACTGGATCTGCCAGCGTCTTTCCATTTACCTTTAAGGTATTCGCAGCGTCTGATTTGGACGTGATCCGCCTGAACAGTTCAACTGGCGTTGAAACGACGCTAGTGCTGACGACGGATTACACGGTCACACTGAACGGCAATCAAAACACGAATCCTGGCGGAAGCGTCACGCTGGTCGCTGGCGCGCTCGCCAGCGGATTTACGCTGACGATCACTTCCGACATCTCCAACCTTCAGCCGACCGACCTGACGAACCAGGGCGGGTTCTACCCCGAGGTCATTACGGACTCGCTGGACCGGGCAACGATCCAAATCCAGCAGATGTCTGAGGACATTGGCCGCAGTCTGAAGGGTCCGATTTCGGACGGCAGCCTGAACATGGAGTTGCAAACGGCTTCCATTCGCGCCAACAAGTATTTGGTCTTTGATGCCAACGGACTCCCGATCACGTCTGCTGGCAGCGGAGCGGATACCGCGCTTCGGACTGATCTAGCGAATACTGGGGTCACGACAGCAGGAGCCGGACTTGTCGGATTCCGAAACGCGGATGCTTCGTCAGTTGCAAGGACAGTGCTTTCCAAGCTCCGCGATGCCGTGAGCGTCAAGGACTTTGGTGCGGCAGGGGATGGAGCGACGGATGACACGGCAGAAATTCAGGCAGCACTTGACGCAGTTCCGGCCGTTGGCGGATGCGTGTACTTCCCAGCAGGTACATATGTCGTGTCAGCGCCACTCGTCGTTGACTCAAACACCGTTTTGGTTGGAGACGGAATGTATGTGTCCAACCTGTCTGCAACTACTGCATTTACGTCATCTCAGGCAATGGTCTATGCGAATGCCGAGAACAACATCACTATCGAAGATCTTGGGTTCTTCGGCAACACGAACGGAACGCTCGGCGCTGGCACCGGAATTCACTTGAAGAACGGCACCAGGAACCAAGTTCGAAGTTGTTACGTTGAGAACACCACGCAAGCCGGCATCCGTTACGAGGAGCAGAATAACGGCATCATCGATGGATGCACTCTCAACGCATGCGGGCGAACGGGATACACAGACAATCACGGGATCATGCTGTATTCGGCTAGCGGTTCAGCAATCCAGACGTATTCCTGCAAGGTCACTTCCAACACCGTGACGAATGCTTTTCGCAAGGGAATCACTACGTTCTCCGAACTGCTGTTGTACGACCTTTTGATTTCTGGAAACACGGTCACCGGGTCTGGACTTGGAAACATCTATGTTGGTGGCACGGCACCAACAAGCACACATGACAAGATTCGTGTGGTTGGAAATTACGTTGAGGGTGGTCCAATCAACATTCAAATTGGTTCCACTAGCAACTCTGTCATTGATGGAAACACGTGCGGTGCAAACACGACTGCAAGTGCGAACATCGGATTTGTGGATTCGACCGATCTCGTCATTTCGAACAATGTTGTTCAGAGTTCGGACCAGGCCGGGATTTCGGCACTCGCAAGTGGAGCATCGCGGAACGAACAAATTTCGATTGTCGGAAACATTTTGAGAAACAACAATCGAAGCAATTCCGCAACGGGATTCGGAATTCATGTATTTGACACAGATGTGGCAATCGTTTCCGGAAACATCGTGATTGATGATGTGGCAACGACACGACAGCGATATGGGATCGTTGACGCAACCGGAAACACAAATGTTGCTATCCGCGATAACGTCGTACTGAATGTTGTCACCGCACCATACCTGGTGCAGACGGCAACTGGCATGCTGTCATTCGCCGAGTTTGGAACGTCGTTCGTATTTGAAGGCAGCATTCGCACGAAGCAAGCCACATTCACAGCTGCGAACGGGAACAACAACAATATCGCTATCCCGTCGCAAAGCGGAACAGTCAGAATTACCGGGCCGACAGGCGCCTACTCAATCACTGGCCTTGCAGGCGGATCTGTGGGGCGCGAAATCACAATCATAAATGACACCGCGCAGACCCTCACTTTGGAAGTCAATGATGTAAACTCCTCAGTCGGGAATCGCCTTTTGCCTACAGGAAGCGTTGACATGACTGTGGTTGCATATGGCTCAGCACGATTGCTGTATGCAACCGCTCAGGGCAACAACTTTTGGGTGACGCCATGACCTCCACCCACAACGAAGAACTGTTCCTCGCCATCGGCCGCCTGGAAGGCAAGGTAGATTCCCTGATTGCCATGCAGAGCCACCAGCAGGATCAGCTCAAGGAACATGACACACGCATCCGTTCGCTTGAGCATTCGCGGGGCTATATGCTTGGATGGTCAGCGGCCATCGGAGCGAGCATGAGCCTTGTCGCTAACTACCTCATCCGCGCATTCAACTAAAGGACCAATATGCCTACCGACATCATCATTGCGACTGACAAGCCAAGTTACTTGACGACTGGCCTCGTCACCGCCAGCAGCGGCACTTACGATAGCTCTGTCCCGACTGCCACGATCCCGTCTACAACCGGGCAGACGTTCCTGGTTCCTACGAACCTTGGCGACAAGCCGAGTTTGCTGCGCCTGACGCCGTTCCACAGCGCGAACAATGCGACCACTCCGGGCTTCCGCGTGATCGGTTGGACGACGTACACGCAGACGAACGGCACCCCGATTTACGTTCCCACAATGCTTGCCGACTGCGCCTGCTCGTACAACGCTACCGCAGGCAGCATCCCGAGCTTGTCGGTGAACAGTACGACGCAGTACTTCTTCCATGCGATTGTTGTTGGCACTGGGGTTCCGACCGTGAATGTCTACAGCCCAGGCACGGCAGCGGCTGCCGGCACGCCGCCAGCCGGCGTGGTCATCGACACCATCGGCCATCAGTACATCACGATCCAGGTTGAGTCTTCGACCGGAACGATGGGTTGCTTCTACGCCTTCATCTGATCGGAGTAAGCGATGAGAAGCCTCCTGGGTCGGTTCCACCGTCCGAACGCTCGTTCGCAGACCGAGCGGTTGGTTATGTTGAACAACTTAGGCGATGGCTCCACGCTGTCGCTGGATTTCACCGCGATGGGTGACACGCTTGATAGTCGATTCACTTTCACGCGCAGCAGCACCACCAGCACCTACATCAACTCAAGCGGGTTAGTGGCAACCGCTGGAACGAATGTCCCACGCTTCGACTACAACCCGACCACGCTGACCGCTCGCGGTTTGCTGATCGAAGGCAGCGCAACGAACTTGATTTATTGGAGCGAGTCGTTTGACACAACAGGTGCTGCAATCAACTGGAATTGGTCTGCATTGAATGTCACACGAGGAACGGTCACGACTACGGCACCAAACGGAGCAAGCACAACCGTAGTCAAGATTCAGGAAACAACAGCGACTGGTTTACACGCCCCACTAATTGTTTATTCAAGCCTCACATCTAGCGTGTATACGGTGTCGCTGTTTGCAAAGGCTGTTGAGCGTCAGTACCTATCACTCTTTGACAACGGTGGAAGTGCTGCAAATGCGATGTTCAATTTGTCTGGAAACGGTACTGTGGTTAGCGAATCATCACCAGGCATTGCGACCATCACCCCATACCCAAACGGTTGGTACAGCATCACAATGCGAACTCCAACGCTTACAAACATGAATTTGCAGTTTCGATTGTCCACGGACGGTACTACAACTTCATATGCTGGCACTCTGAACAGCGGCGTGTACATTTGGGGCGCACAACTAGAAGCAGGCTCCGGCGCATCCTCGTACATCTCTACTGGCGCAAGCCAAGTGACGCGAGCGGCTGATACCTGCATCGCAGCCAGCACCGGGTTTTCTTCATGGTTCACTGGCGGCACTACCGGCACCTTCTACGCTGATTGGTTTGGCGGTGTGCGAAGCATCACTAGCACGGTTCGCACCGTTCTTTCCACTTCCGATGTAACCGGCCGCCATCTGCACCTCCAGCAAACCGCTGCCGCTGGAAACCTAAAGGTGGCCGATTTCGGGGCCGCCAATTCGGTGACCACATCCAACAGCATCACAAGCGGAGCGCGCACCAAGGGTGCGTTTTCGTTCAGCGGAAGCACCGTCAATCTAACCCTGAACGGTGGCACCGTTGCGACATCTTCAAGCATCGCGTTTTCGACCGCGCCCACATACCTGGTGTTGGGTGGAACTTCCACCAATGGAAGCACGATTACTGATGCCACGGTGCTACTGAATGGATCGATTCGGGCCATCAAGTATTGGCCAAGCGTCCTGCCAACCGCAACCCTTCAGAGCCTCACCACATGACCGACTACTACCTTCGCACGAACACGGAAGCGCGGATGGTTGAGGCTTTCGCGGCCATCGGCGTTGATGTCCAGCGCATTGATGGCGAGTGCCACAGCCTGGACGGGCAGCGCATCGACATTGGATGGATTGGCCCCGTTACATGGATCGATGCAGCCACGGGGCAACCGCAAACTGATAGCCGCTTCCATGCGAACTTGCGCGTGGCTGGCGAACTGACTCCAGACCAGATTGATACTCTACCAATTCTTGATCCACAACCATCCCACCCCATGCGGGTTTGGGCCTAACGAAAGGAACCACATGAAGAACAATTGGAAGACCACTTCGGCGGGCATTGCCGCAATCCTCGTCGCCGTCGGCTCGGCCCTGAAGGCGTTGACGGACAATGACCCCACCACCGTGCCGGATATTGGTGCGTGCATCGCGGCCATCATGGCTGGCGTTGGCCTGATGCTTGCCAAGGACGCTAGCAAGGCCGACTGATGGCGTGGCTGTACGCGCTTATTGCGGCCATTGTGGCTGAGGTGCTAGGCCGCTTCGGCGGCAAGATTGGCAAAACGGAGGCCACAGATGCAACACAAGACACAAGTCGCCTTGATCGGGCTGGCTCTCGCATTCGCGACTGGATGCGCTCGCGTAACGCTGGTAAGTGAGGGCAGTCCCGTTCGCATTGGGCCGGAGTGTCGAGTGAGGGTTTACACCCTTACTAGCGACGGATGGGAGCTTTCACCAAACACCGTCACGATCCCAGAGGGCTGGTACTGCGTGCCACCCAGTTACGTCGAACAGCAAGACCCTAAATAACGCTTTCCCGTGTTTGGTCACTTTGCTTGCATTCGACGCAGCAATCTGCCAGCAACCATTGGGTCGAGTGATGTGCCACGCCTGGCCGGCATGGAGTGTTTGATGTTCAGAATGTTTCTCAACTCATCCGCAAACAGCACATCCCCTGACGCTGTTAGCGTCAGCATTGTTCGCAGAGCATCATGGACAGCTGCAATGTCTGTTGCAACGAGCGCGTGACCGTGTGCGTTCATGTGGCCCTGCGCGCTCAGTAGAACATCCATCAGGTTTGTTGGTCTTGTAAGTTTCGGCATCCTTGCCATGCGCGGATAATATAAAAACCCCGACCTGACGGAAGCCAGGCCGGGGCGCATGGAGAACATACCTCCCCGAGTCTACAGCGAGACAGTGCGGTGGTCGCCAAAGATGTTTTGCACATCCGCGCTAGGCGACCAGCGCGCAACCCATGCTCCATCTGTGGATAGCCACGTTTCGTTTCCTGAACTATCAATCCGTGCGATGGCGTACATGATTTCGCTGGCTGCTTTGCACCCACGTCCAAGCATGTCCATTTCCAATTCAATGGACTTTGCGATGATTGGACCCAGCGGAGAATCAGCCGTCACGATGTCCCGGCGCACGGATTCGATGTCTTGCATGGACAGCGTATGGACTGTTCCATAATCGCTCTCACCTAGCATGATCCATGCGATGTGCGTGGCCTCCCACGGAACCTCTTGGTTATGCCATAAGACCGTGCGAGTTTGGGAAATTGAAAGCGCCTGCGAGCCTTTTGAAACAACTCGCATCTGTCCTTCTAGCCGGCGATTGAAACGGAACATCAGAATCGCCAATCCAACCAGTAGCGAAATGATTATCCATTCAGTCATTGTCCACCCCCAACCTGGCGTCCACAGCTGCCAATAGGTCCCTGGCATCCAACAGCATTTGCTCGCTGCGTGGATGTGGGTTTTCGCCTAGAGCTGCATCCGC